ACAATTAAAGGTTTAGACGCTGTTGCTACAAAGCAAATGAAATTACTTGCTTGGGGACGTCCACAAGTTGTAATTAGAACCAATGCTAATAATTTCTTTATAGCAGGTTTATTTAATGGAATGGATGTAACAACAGGAACTATTTCCAACGGTACTGCAATGGGTGATTTAAACGGATATACAATGACACTTGTAGGACAAGAGAATATTCCTGCAAATCACTTAAACGTTGCTCAAACATTAGGTAATCCATCTACAGACGCTCAATTATTAGCAGTCTTTACAGGAGCATCAATCGTCGCTTACTAAAATTAAAAAAAATTATTTTTAAAGCCGTTCGTAAGTTCGGCTTTTTTTTTGTCTTAAAAAAAGAACAAAAACACGAATATTTAATTATACTAATATGATAGTATTAACACCTTCAGGAAGTCCGCAAACGTTTAGTTTTATTCCACGTGACAATACCTTTAATGTTTTAGAACTAACGGACGAACAAACAAACGTAACAACACCTGTAGCGATTACTTCAAGCACAACAGGAGACTACATAAACACGATTACAGCAACCTTTGGTTTAGTAGAAGGACATTTTTACAATTTAGTTTTAAGAGTAGGTACAACCATTATATTTAAAGACCGAGTATTTTGCACGGCACAACCATTAGTTACATTTTCGGTTAACAATAACCAATATGTAAGTAATACAACAACAAATGATTTTATAGTATATGAATAATTTACACGTTTTAAACTTGTCGGCTTATACGTCACCTGTTATTTCGGAAACAAACCGAGAAAATTGGGTTGACTTTTTAACCGAAGACGGAGACCAATATTTTCAATTCTTAATTGAACGGTATTCTAATTCAACAACGAATAACGCTATTATAAACAATGTAGCGCGATTAATATACGGAAAAGGTCTTAGCGCATTAGACGCTAATAAAAAGCCGAATGAATACGCACAAATGATGTCTTTATTTCACAAAGAAGACGTACGCAAAATGGTTTTGGATAGAAAAATGTTTGGGCAATTTGCTATTCAAGTACATTATAATGACAAACACGACAAGATATTAAAAGCATATCATATTCCTGTTAATTTATTACGAGCTGAAAAATGCGACAAAGACGGAAACATAACAGGTTATTATTATTCGGACAATTGGGACGATACTAAAAAGTTTGCACCAATTAGGTTTAACGCTTTTGGATATAGTAAAGACAAAATAGAAATATTATTTTCTAAACCTTATTCGGTTGGAATGAAATATTATTCCTACAGCGACTATGCAGGTTGTATTCCATATTGTCTTTTAGAAGAAGAAATTGCAGACTATTTAATTAACGAAGTTCAAAACGGATTCAGTGGAACTAAAGTTGTAAATTTTAATAACGGAATACCAACGGACGAACAACAAAGTATTATTTCAAACAAAGTTTTAAGCAAGTTAACAGGAAGTCGCGGACAAAAAGTAATTGTAGCTTTTAACAACAACGCTGAAAGCAAAACAACAGTTGAAGATATTCCGTTAAACGACGCTCCAGAACACTACACGTATTTAAGTGAAGAATGTTTACGCAAAATAATGTTAGGACACAATATTACTTCACCTTTATTATTTGGTGTTGCTTCAACGAACGGTTTTTCAAGTAACGCAGAAGAACTTAAAAATTCAAGTATTCTTTTTGACAATATGGTTATACGACCATTCCAAGAAGAACTATTAGATGCTTTTGATAGCATTTTAGCTTACAACGGAATTGCTTTAAAGTTATTTTTTAAGACTTTACAACCTTTAGAGTTTACGGACTTGGAAAACACGCAAAACGAAGAACAAGTTGCAGAAGAAACAGGAACAGAATTAAGCGCACACACAAATCCGTTAATTGATTTAGGCGAAGAACCACAAGACAATTGGATTTTAATAGACGAAAAAGAAGTTGACTACGACACAGATGACGAAGAAAACGAATTATTGAGTAAAGAACCAAAACAAAGTTTATTAAACAAAATTGTAAACTTGGTTTCTACAGGAGACGCAAGACCAAACATAACAAGTAAACAAGACAAAACTATTGACGGAGTAAAGTTTGTTGTTCGTTATAAATACGAAGGCGAAGTAACGGACAACCCACGTGAATTTTGTACACAAATGGTAAAAGCAAACAAGATTTATAGAAAAGAAGATATTTTAAATATGAGCACACAAGTTGTTAACGCAGGTTGGGGGCCAAAAGGAACAGACTACTATTCTATTTGGTTATATAAGGGCGGTGGAAATTGTCACCATAGGTGGAACAAACAAGTTTATGCAGTCTTTGAAGGAACAGGATTAAACATAACCGCAAACACTAAAAAATTAGCACAAGCAAAAGCCGCTAAATTTGGCTATGTAGTTACTAATCCAAGTTTAGTTGCAACACGTCCAATCGACATACCAAACACACACGGTTTTTTACCTTCTAACAAACGTTTTCAATAATGGCAGACGCACTTTTAGTCACAAGACAAGATTTAGTTAAATTTACTTCGTTAAATGGAAATGTTGACACGGACAATTTTATACAATACATCAAGATTGCACAAGATACAGACTTGCAAAATTTCACAGGAACAAAGCTATTAGACAAGATAAAAGCGGACATAATAGCAAATACATTAAGCGGTAATTATTTAACGCTTACAACGACTTATTTGAAGCCAATGTTGATTCATTTAGCAATGAAGTATTATTTACCGTTTGCAGCTTACACAATTTCAAACAAAGGTGTTTACAAACACAATTCTGAAAATTCAACAAGCGTAGAAAAAAACGAAATAGACTTTTTAATTGAAAAAGAAACACAAATAGCACAACACTACACACAACGTTTTATTGACTATATAAGCAACAACACAAGTTTGTTTCCAGAGTATAACACGAATTCAACAAGTGATATGTTTCCTGACACAAACAATAATTATACAGGGTGGTACATTTAAGAACATACAAACCAAAGGAAGTTAATATCGTAAAGTTAAAGACTTACCTAAACACTATAAAAAATGGGAAGTAGTTGGGGTTCTTTACCTTCGAGAACAAGTCCAAAAGGCGGTCAACGTGGTTGCCTATGTAAAGACGGAAAAAGGTATTCTATAAAGTGTTGTAACGGAAGTTTAAGCGCACAAGGAATAGGTAATATTACAGGAACTGCTGCACCAATAATTATACCAAGTGCATACAGAATAACAGAAATAAGCGACCAAAGAATAACAGAAAATAACGACAAAAGAGTAACACAATAAATAAAATAAAATGGCAGATTTAAAAATTAGTCAATTAACCGCAAAAGGTTCAGCAATAGCTAATACTGATTTAATAGAAATTAGTGAAAGTGACGGAGCAGGTGGTTATGTAACAAAGTCGGTTACAGGTGCAAATATTATAGGTTCAAAGCAAAACACTTTAATAAGTGGTACTAACATAAAAACCATTAATTCCACTACAATATTAGGTAGCGGTGACTTAACAGTACAACCTACTTTAGTAAGCGGCACAAACATAAAAACGATAAATAGTAATTCGATTTTAGGTAGTGGCGATTTAGTAATAACGGGCGGTGTATCTTCAGTTTCAGCAACAACACCTGTAGTCGCAACAGGAACTACAACACCTGTTATTAGTTTAGCTTCAAATTATGGAGACACTCAAAATCCGTATGCTTCAAAGACTGCAAATAATATTTTAGCCGCACCAAACGGAACGGCAGGAGTACCTACATTTAGAGCTATTGTAGGCGCAGATATTCCTACACTTAACCAAAACACAACAGGAACGGCAAGTAACGTTACAGGAATTGTAGCAGTAGCAAATGGTGGTACAGGAACTGCAACACCAAGTTTAGTTGGAGGAAATAATATAACTGTTACAGGGACTTTCCCTAATCAAACAATAACCGCTACAGGAACAGCAGGAGCAGTTACACAAATTGTTGCAGGAACAGGTGTTACAATATCACCTGCAGGTGGTACAGGAATAGTAACAATAAACGCAAGTGGTGGCGGTGGTGGTGGTACAGAGATAGGGGCTTTAATTGGTGGTGGAATTGTTGTAGAAGTATTTGTTGAAGGTGGAGTAAATAAAGCTCTTGTTGCAAGTTTAACTAATTTAACGCCAAGTTTACCTTGGACAATACCTGCATTTCAACCTATTGCAATAGGTGCTACAGCTCGAAGTTATTCAGATGGTCTTACAAATACTAATGCAATTATAGCACAAACACTTCTCCCTGCGACTGCAGCTTATGCTGCAGGTAGAGCAAGACTTTTTGCAGATGGTGGTTTTTCAGATTGGTATTTGCCTTCAATTTGGGAGTTAAATTCTTGTTATAATTCAGCATCTATTGTAAATAGAGTTTTAGGAGCAACAAATGGGTTTCTTAATTCTATATATTGGAGTTCTACAGAAGCAGCAGCTAATAGTGTAAATGCTCTTTTTACTGGTGATGGTTCACAATTTACATCTGTTAAGAGCAGTAACTTATCAGTCCGAGCAGTAAGAATACATACAATTTAATTACATAAAAATGAAAGTACAAATAGGATATTATAACGAACAAGGAACTTATATAGAAGAACTTGTAGATGTTATTGAAAGAACAACAGAAGAACTAATTGCTCAAAAAGAAGCACAGCTTTTGGCTATGTATGAAGAGTTGAAAGCACTTAAAGGAGAATAGATGAAAAGTAACTATTTAGCAAGTCTTTATTTTATTGCGGGTTTTTTAACTTCGTTTTCTTTGATTTGTCAAGGTACAGAACCCTACATTAATTTGGCTGGAGTTACTTTGTTTTTTTACTTAACTTTCAGTTTAACTGAAGCATTAGAAGACTTATGAAACTACAATTATATTTATTACTTTACACAATTAAAAATTCAGCATTGAAACTTATAACTATTATTTTTTCGTTTTTTTTACCAATAGCTGGAATACTTGGACTTTTATTTACTTTGATTTTAGCAGACACAGCTACAGGAATATGGAAAGCTAAACACCTAAAACAAGAAATAACATCACGTAAACTTTCAGCAATAATTTCTAAAATTTTGCTTTATGAGTTGTGTGTTATATTATTTTTTTTAATAGACTATTTTATATTAAACGATATAGTTTTAACCGTGTTTTCCGTGCCTTTAATGTTAACTAAAGTTTTAGCGTTAATTTTAGCAAGTATCGAAATCCAATCAATTGCAGAAAATTGGCGCATAGTAAAAGGCGTAAATTTATGGCAAAGCGCAAAGTTACTTTTTACACGTGCAATAGATATTAAGAACGACATTAATAAGTTAAAATGAATTTAAGCGCACACGTTACATTAAAAGAGTTTCAAGCTTCAGGAATAGCAACGTTACGAAATCTTAATAACGAAATGAACGAGTCGCAAATTGCGTCCGCAAAACTTTTGTGTGAAAATGTTTTTGAACCTTTAAGAATTTACTTAAACACACCAATACAAATTAGTTCGGGTTTCCGTTCAGTACAAGTTAATAAAATGATAGGCGGTTCTAAGACTTCACAACATACAAAAGGTGAAGCAATGGACTTGCAAATCGGTTCTAAAGGGTTTAATTTTATTAAAGACAAATTAGAGTTCGACCAACTTATTTGGGAGTTTGGAAACGATGAAAATCCGTCTTGGGTTCACGTTAGTTATAGTTCTAAAAATCGTAAACAAGTATTAAAAGCAACCAAAAAAAATGGGAAAACTATTTATTCTAATTATTAGCATTTTACTTTATTCGTGTTCGGCTCAATATCACTTGAACAAAGCAATAAAAAAAGGTTAC